TGCGGAGTGACACCACGTTTTTTAATTCTCTTGTCTTCTTTTGGTGTCGTCTCCTATTTTGTGTCGGCGGCGACTGGCAGGAGTCCCGACCTGAGCTGTGGCAGCAGCTCTTTTTCCGTCCTGTTCTATTTCGCATAATATACATTTACGCAACCTGAAGGGAGGTAATGACTTATGGCACGTCGGCCCGTGCAGAAGAGTCGTAGTGTGCGGAAGTTTCGGAAGGACGTTGCTCGGACTCGCCAGGTGAACCTGGTGAAGCCCGGCCGTGGCGGTTATCGGCTGTAGGGTGTCTCAGTGGCGTGTTTTCGGCCGCTGTCGGCTTACCGGGATCGCCAGGGTGGCGAAGTCCGGCTTGGTAGGCGTGCAGGGGAGCAGGGCGATAGGCTCGAGCTCCCCTGCGGCCGTTGTATCGGTTGTCGGCTGGACCGAGCTCGGTCCTGGACGCTGAGGATCGGGCATGAGGCAATGCTGCATGACCGGAATTTGTTTCTGACGCTGGACTATGCTCCTGAGCATTTGGGGAGCTGGTCGCTTGAGTACTCGGATTATCAGTCGTTTATGAAGCGACTGCGGAAGGCGGTCGGCCGTGTTCGGTTTTTCGTTGCCGGCGAGTACGGTGCTCGTTATCGGCGTCCGCATTTTCATGCGATTCTGTTCGGCTGTGATTTCAAGGATAAGCGTCAGTTGGTGAACGGGACGTTTCGTTCTGCCCAGGCCGAAAAGCTGTGGGGGAATGGTCAGGTTGTGATTGCTGATGTTACTCCGGAGCGAGCTGCTTATGTGGCCGGTTACACGTTTGAAAAGACGTACGGCGCTGCGGCGGATGATAAGTACGAGGACCTGGTCGACGTGCGGACCGGAGAGGTGTTTCGTCGCCGTCCGGAGTTTTGTGCAATGTCCCGGCGGCCGGGCATCGGAGCCGGGTGGTACGACAAGTACGGTAGTGACCTGTTTCCGCATGATTTTGCAGTAGGTGGTGATGGGAATCGTCATAAAGTGCCGCGTTATTACTGGAATAAGTTTCAGGCGGAGGCGCCTGGTGAAGTGATAGAGGAGCTGCAACATCGTCGGTTCTTGCGAGCTATGGAGGTGGACCGTGTAGAGAATTCGGAGCGTCGTCGTGCTGATCGTGAGGAAGTTACCTGGGCGCACGTTCTCCATCGTGCGCGTGAACATTGAGGCAAGGGAAAACAATCATGGCTAGGAAGCGGGTGTACTCGTTGTTTGATCGTCGCGTTCGCGAGTTCGGTAATCTGCTGCTCGGGCAGAATGACGAGGCGTTGAAGCGGGAGTTGCAGTTCTTGACAGGCGGCAATTCGTTGTTGTCGAAGTATCCTCAGGATTTTGACGTTATGCTGCTCGGTGAATTCGAGCTGGAGACGGGCGAGCTGTCGATCGCTGCGCCGCTGCTGGTGTGTTCGCTGTCGGATATTCTGGGTCCTGGCGAAGCTGCTCAGACTACAGCTGGTCAGATGAACATTTTTCCGGAAGGTGATTAATGGCCCACGCAGGGCAGAGACGGCGTAGCGTTGAAGCTACGCGTTACTCAATGGTTCCTAAGTCGAGTGTGCCTCGGTCGGCATTCGACATTTCGCATACGCACAAGACCACTTTTGACGCTCGGCTGCTGATTCCGGTCTTTGTGCATGAGATTTTGCCGGGTGATTCGCTGCGGCTGAACATGTACGCATTTGCTCGGCTGGCTACTCCGGTGGTGCCGGTGATGGATAACCTGATTCTTGAGTCGTTTTTCTTCTTTGTGCCTAACCGCCTGATTTGGGATAATTGGCAGGCGTTCATGGGCGAGAAAGAGAATCCAGGTGATTCTACTACGTACCTGGTCCCGCAGATTGAACGGGAAGCGAGCATTACTACTGGTGACCTCTTTGACTATTTCGGTATTTCGCAGGCCGGTGACGGTCTGGGTGGTCCTGGTGTTGCGTTCGACGTCAACGCGCTTCCTTTTCGTGCCTACAATCTCATTTATAACGAGTGGTTTAGGGACGAAGACCTTCAGGACTCGCGACCGGTTCCGAAGGATGATGGTCCTGATGATCCGAACGACTATCCACTCCGGCCGCGTGGGAAGAGGCACGACTATTTTACATCGGCTCGGCCGTGGCCTCAAAAGCCTCTCAACATGGGTACGCCGGGAATAAGCGATTCGCAGTTCTTTAATGACTATCTGCCGCAGGCCGGTGCGCCTGTGTCGGGCCTCGGTGGTGTTAGCCAGGTCAATACGGTTAGCGGTGCCGATGTGTGGGAGACTGGTCGTTATGCGCAGAAGCAGTTCGCGACCGGTAAGCTGCTCAACGCGTCAGGTACGGACAACCAAGTTGTTATGCGGACGGATTCGTTGAACGGTTCGCCTGACGTTCGCGTTTTGATTAACGACATGCGCCTGGCTAATGCGGTGCAGCTGCTGTTGGAGCAGCGCGCTCGCGGTGGCACTCGTTACGCTGAGCTGCTTCGTGAGATTTTCGGCGTTCAGCCGTTGGACGCTAGGTTGCAGCGTCCGGAGTATCTGGGTGGTGGTCGGACGTTCGTTAACATGCATCCGGTTGCGCAGCAGTCTGCGACCGGGATTGACGGGTCGACGACTGTTCTCGGTGAGCTGGCAGCGTTTGCGACTGCGGTGGCGAACAAAGGCCACGGGTTCTCGCACTCGTTTACGGAACACGGCTGGGTGATGGGGCTGGTTAATATTCGTGCCGATCTTTCGTATTCTCAGGGCACGGATCGTATGTGGTTTCGGAGGACCCAGCTTGATTATTACTGGCCGGCCCTGGCTCACTTGGGTGAGCAGGCTATTCAGAAACGGGAGCTCTACAGCAATGGGCATCCTGCTGACATGGATGTATTCGGTTTTCAGGGCCGCTATGACGAGTATCGCTATAAGCCTAATCGTATCAGCGGTGCGTTCCGGCACCTCGTCGGTATTACGACGGGTACGCTCGACTTTTGGCACCTCGGGCAAGAGTTCATCACAAGACCCGCGTTGAATTCTGGATTTATCGAGGAGGATCCTCCCATTGATCGAGTGTTGCAGGTTGGTGGTATGCAGGCGCATCAGGTTCTTTTTGACGGTTTGTTTGACATGCGCATGGTGCGGTGCATGCCGATGTTTGCGATTCCTGGTCTTGGTCCGCGCCTGTAATGCCGTTCCCTTGGGCGGCTGTTCTTCCCACGGTTATCGGTGGCGCCCTCGGTCTTGCCGGGGGCGCCGTCACTAACGCGGCTAATGCCCGTGAGGCGCGGAAGAATCGGAATTTTCAGGAGCGCATGAGTAGTACTGCGCATCAGCGTGAGATGCGCGATTTGTCGGCTGCGGGTATTAACCCGGCGGTTCGTGGTCTAGGCGGTGCGTCTAGTCCCGCTGGTGATCGTGCAGAGATGGAGGATGTTGTTGGAAAAGGTGTGTCTTCGGGTCTGGCAGCTCGTGAGGCGGCGTCGAATATCAAGCTGATTAATGCGCAGGCTGAGCAGGCTAAAGCCGGTGCGAGCCATGCTCGTGCCCAGGCGTATGACATTATGCAGACGTGGGACGTTGGTGGTAAACTGGATCGGCTGACGTCTGAGCGTGATTCTGCGTTTTTCCGTGCTGAGATGGATCAGCTGAACGCGGATCAGCTTCGGAAGATGCTTCCGATTATGCTTAAGAAGGCTGAGGCTGAGGTTGATTCGTTGGCGAGTTCGTCGCGAGCTGCTAAGGCGCGGGCTACGCTGGATGAGATTCGTAAGACTGGTGAGTTGAACATTCAGGAGTTTGAAAAGAACCTGGGTACGGGTTCTCCCGTTCTTCGTAACCTGATGATGCTTTTGCGAGCTCTGAGGTGATGATGAGAGAGATTCGGCAATTGGGCAAAACCGACTTTCGGAAGGTTGCTGTTCGTGCTGCGGTCGATACTGGTCAGGAGTCGATTGTTCAGCAGCAGTTTCGAGACGAGTGCGATGTGAACGTGATTGTGCGTCGGTTCGGTGGTGTGCCGCCTGTTCAGAATGGCGGCGGCGTGTATGCGGATTTTACTGGGATCTCGGATTACGAGACTGCGTTGGAGCGGGTTCGGCGCGCTCAGGAGGACTTTATGAAGCTGGATCCTAAGGTACGTGAGCGGTATGACAATGATCCGGCTCGGTTCCTGAACGCTGCTGCTGCAATGTCTGAAGGTGAGCTGGATGAGCTGTCGCGAGCGGCTGCTCCGGTGGCTCCTGTTCCGACCCCGGTGGATCCGGCGGGCGGTCCCTTGCCCCCGGCGGTCCCTCCGTCGGCTCCCCCGTCGGATTCCACGGGGTCTGTTCCTGTTAACGGGCCCGCGTAGGCGGGCCCCAGCGCCTGTCAGGCGCTTCGAGGTAGATGGAGGCCCGTAGATGTGGTTACGGGCCTCTTTTCGTTTCTAGGGCCTTCCAGGGCCTTTTTTTGTTGTTGTCCCGAAACGGTGACTACAGCGTGCGGGCGTGCGCGTCTCGTGCGTGCCTGCGCGGTTTTGTTCCGTTTCGGTACATTTCTCTTGCATAATGCAAGGTACGCGGATTGCTATACGCGTGTGCACACAGTGTGTCTTGGGAATTGTGTGCGGAGTGACACCACGTTTTTTAATTCTCTTGTCTTCTTTTGGTGTCGTCTCCTATTTTGTGTCGGCGGCGACTGGCAGGAGTCCCGACCTGAGCTGTGGCAGCAGCTCTTTTTCCGTCC